CAAAAGGTTATGAATATATGTTCAGCGAGATACCTAACACAGAGTATGGAGAAAAGTTAGTCAAGAGTATGAGAGCATATCTTAATGACGAAACATATACCATGCGAGTAAGAGGACAACACTTGAAGAAAGAGTTGTATGGACAAGGTAGGGCATATTGGGGTCAATCTATTGAGGATTCCTCACACCTAAGAGTCTACATAAATAAGAAACACATTAAATGGAAGGACATAAAATAATGAGTAATACACCTAGACTAGATGAGAAAATGGAAGTAGTAAACTTCATTGAAACTAAGATGAGAGAAGGCAAAGCCAATCCAAAGATTAGAGGTTGGGCAATGTCAACAATACTAAAACAAGTTGAGGAATCTTTTGGAGAAAAGCAAGTACCTCTTGCAAGAGATTACTTCATTAGATATTATGAGAGGAGCAGAAAGAAATGACAATACTAGATACAGTAAAGATAAAGAATATGCTAGATGATTTAGTAAATGCTAATGCAATAAACTTAAAAGAATTTAAGTTTCGTATTGAAAGATTAGGTTATATAATACATAAATTAGAAGTACAATCATCTTCAGTTCATAATGATGCAACACTAATTGTAAAGGACATTGATAATAATTATTATACAATAGGAGTTTAAAATGTTTCCACAAGATAATGACAGATTAGTAGTATTAATTGTAACAGGAATAGTTATGTTATTCCTTTCATGTTATATGGGAGTTTGATATGAATACACTAAGTTTATTTGATGGTTGTAGTAGTGGTCAAGTTGCCTTGCAAAGATTAGGATATACCTTTGATGGTATATATAAAAACTATTATGCAAGTGAGATTGATAAACCTGCAATAAAAGTAACTCAAGCTAACTTTCCTAAGACGTTTCAGCTAGGAGATGTTAGAGATATAGACCCATTCGAGGTATCATGTTGGGATATTGATTTGATGATGGGTGGTTCGCCTTGTACAGGATTTTCGTTTGCAGGAAAGCAATTAAATTTTGATGACCCTCAGAGTAAATTATTCTTTCATTTTATAGAGGTACTTTCTGTGGTAAAACCTAAGTACGTATTACTTGAGAATGTACGTATGAAGAAAGAGTATCAAGATACTATCTCTTATCATATGGGATTTGAACCTCAAGCCATAAACTCTAACTTGGCATCAGGTCAAAATAGACATAGATTATATTGGTGGGGTAAGCGAGTTGGAGATACCTATGAGCAGATACCTATACCACCTATGATTGATAAAGGTATTGTCATGCAAGATATACTAGAAGATGGATATGCCACAGATGAGATGACTAGTAGTGGTAAATCTCATTGTCTTACTGCAAGATATAATGGTGCAGTATGGTGGAATAGTATTGAACGTAAGCAACGTACTATGGTTCTAAAAGATAATCCTACCATGTCAAAAGATGGATTGATTAGAGTTGGTACTGCTGACCTCAAAGGACATGATAGTATCAAGAGAGTGTATGCACAAGAAGGTAAAGCACCTACACTTACTACCATGCAAGGTGGTCATAGAGAACCAAAGGTTGCCATTGGTAGAATTGTTAATCGCAGACTAGATGAGAATGGCACTAGGAAAGATGACCAACTTGACTTACCTTTTACTAGGCAACTAGAGATAAGAGATGATGGCAAGTCTAATTGTCTTACTACTGTGCAGAAAGATAACGTGGTAGTATCAAAAGATATGTGGCGAAAGCTTACACCACTAGAGTGTGAGAGATTGCAGACACTACCTGATAACTATACTAATTATGTGTCCAATAGTCAGAGATATAAAATGATTGGTAATGGTTGGACAGTAGATGTAATTGCACATATACTCAAGACTATGAATATTGAAAAAGAATATTTACTAACTGATTCTATATGGGATAAGAGGTGGACTCAATGAAGTATCTCAAAGAGAAATGGCATACACTAATATTTCCTAGTTTTTTTATACTGTTTGTATTCTTTATGGTACTTGAATACTATAAAGGAAACTGTCGTATAGGTAAGGATATATGGGTATGTAATTACATAAAGGAGAAAACATATGATAGCTGAATCATTAATATGCCTAGCACTTAATGTGTACCATGAAGCAAAGAACCAAAGCTTCATAGGACAAGTTGCAGTGGCACAAGTAGTAATGAATAGGGTAGAGGACTCTAGGTATCCTAACAACGTCTGTGACGTAGTTAAACAAGGCTTAACATACAAGTGGAAACCTACTCTACCTATAAAGAACAGATGCCAATTTAGTTGGTACTGTGATGGTAAGAGTGATAAACCAAGAGAACATAAGGCATGGAAAGATGCTTTACACGTAGCAAATGGTGTATATAATAAACACTTGAATGACTTTGTTGAAGGTGCAACACACTACCATGCCTACTATGTAAATCCTAGTTGGGCAGAAACTAAAACTTATATAACAAGAATAGATGACCACATCTTTTATAGATGGGATATAAAAAGGAGTAAGAAATAATGTGGCATAGAATAACAGACTTTTTTAATATAGATTATCATAAGAACTATGGCGAGGGTACAAAGTTTGACCTTGACTATGGTAAGTTATTAATTATAGGACTATGTATTTACATAGCAGTTATGGTTTCATAATGAAGATAGCTAAAGTAAATCCTATTGCAAAAGCTTTTGCATATCTTAGAAAAAGAACTCAAGTAGTTCCACCTAAGAAAGGCAAAGGTTCATATAAAAGAAAGGAAAAAAATGGACAACTTAGAACCTAGTAAACCTAACAGAAAAAAGTTTGATATGGACTTGAAGTATGGTAAGGTAAGAGAAAAACTTGTAGCAGAAATGTTGCAGGATAAAAAGATTGAAGTCAAATCTGAAAGAGACATATGGCAGAAGACAGGTAATATTGCCATAGAGTATCAGTCATATGGAAAGCCAAGTGGTATACAAACTACTGAAGCAGATTATTGGTTTCATAATTTATGTATAGGCAATGAGGTGTTCTGTACTTTGGTCTTTGATATTAATAGTTTACGTAAGATTATTGATAACCTAGACTATAAAAAGAGTGTGTCAGGTGGTGACCATAATGCAAGTAGAATGTATCTACTAAACTTGCAGAAGTTATTTTCATCTGATGTAATTAAAACATTTAAAGGAGAGTAAAATGAGTGAAGAAAAAAATAATAATCAGACAATGATAAGTAATTTAAAAACTTATTATGTAGGTATAATGGCAAAGCATAAAGCCAACATAAGTGTGTATCTAAATAACTCTGCAGGGATAGGTGAACATAATGATATTGTTGAGTCTATTGATAAGGAATTAGAGAGTTTAGCTAGTGCATGGGATAAGCATGAGATACTAAATAAATTCTTTGATGAAAAAAATAAATCAGTTTATTTATAATTATCTTTACAAAATTTAGGATGTATGGTATGATTAACAAAGTTCTGCAGAGGAAAAAGCATAGACTTCTACGTAATAGGTGGGAAGTTACAGTCATAGATTTAAGTAGAGTTACCTATGTTGTAAGTGCTACAAATAAATGGGAAGCTATGGACAAAGCAGAGGAGATGGATAAACCAACTCTTGTAGAAGGTTTAGATTCTGTTGTTGAAGTAGTAAAAAAAATAAACTATACGTAGGTAATTATGGAAGATAAAGAACCTCAAAGATACTATGATTGGATAGTATGGAAGCTTAGACAAGAAAGGAAAAAAATGGAAGATAAAAATAAAGCACCTAATTACCTATCAGGTAAAGGTAAAAAAGATGTGGTAAATAATCCACCTCACTATAATATGGCAGGTATAGAAACTATTGATGCAATACAAGCAATGACAGATAAAGGTTTTGAGTATTACTTACAAGGAAACATTATGAAATACTTGTGGAGATACAGATATAAAAATGGTGTAGAAGACTTGAGAAAGGCACAGTGGTATCTAAATAAGTTAATAAGTATTCAGGATGATGGTCATGGCTAATCTATGGGATAATGATAAGAAAAAATTATTCAAAGAAATATATGAGGAACTACTTCAAGAAGGTTATACACCTCAAGAAGCAAGAAAGTATGCCAAACATGAAGTAGCAGATAAGATTGAAAGTGATACTGAATTTATAAATGAAATAATAAAACAGGAGTATGAAGATGAATGAACAACAAAATGAATTTAATGGTTTTGTAGATGGACAACAAGTTGAATGTGTGATATCATATGATTCAGATAAAGACTTGTATGAATGTATAGTTGCACATGATGGTAAGATAGAAAATAAATTCTACTCTATTAAAAGAAGTGCAATGGAAACTATTGCAAAAGTATTAACAAAATGGAAGGAATGACATGGGAGATTCAAAGGTAGTTAGAAAAGGTAGTTGTGACAGGTGTGGTTCATCTGATGCAAATGTATTATATGAAGGTGGAACTAAGTTTTGCTTTTCATGTAGAACTTACTCAAAAGGAGAAGATATGGAACAAGTACAAAAGCCTATATCTATAAATAGTAATCATCAAAATTTTAGTAGTGGAGTTGTAGATGGTATCCATGATAGAGGAATCAAAAAAGAGACTGCAAACTTTTATAATGTCCAAGTATTACACGATAGAAATAATAATGTGGTTAAGCATATCTATCCTTATTATGATATCAATAATAGCCACATAGGTAATAAGATAAGACTTGTAGCTAATAAAGGTTTCTCTGCAGAAGGTAACTTACCTAGAGCAGTTATGTTTGGACAGAATAAGTTTCCTCAAGGTGGCAAGTATCTTACTATATGTGAAGGTGAGATTGATGCAATGTCTGCCTATGAGTTACAAGGTTCAAGGTGGGCAAGTATATCAATCAAGAATGGTTGTCAGTCTGCACTCAAAGATATCAAGGCAAACTATGACTACATAAATAAGTTTGATAAAGTTGTATTATGCTTTGATAATGATGAGCATGGTAGGAAGGCAGCAATCAAGGTTGCTCAGATATTCGAGCCTAATAAATGTCTTATCATGGACATGAGATATAAAGATGCCAATGAGTATCTTATGAAAGGTAAGAAGCAAGAGTTTACTCAAGACTTTTGGAACGCAAAGCCTTACACTCCTGCAGGTATTCATAACCTTGCAGATATATCTTCTAGGATATATGCAGAAGATGATACTGAAACTTGTTTGTATCCTTATGATGGACTGAATGAGAAGTTGTATGGTATCAGGACAGGTGAACTTATTACCTTTACTGCAGGTACAGGTGCAGGTAAGTCATCTCTTATGAGAGAACTGATGCATCACTTACTTACTAATACAGAGCATAACATTGGTGTGTTCTCTCTAGAAGAAAATATTACTAGGACTATGCTACATATCATGTCAGTAGAAGCTAATGACAGATTGTATATCAAGGAAGTACAGAAGAACTATACACTTGAGCAGTTGCAAGAGTTTGAAAGAAAAACTATTGGAACTAGAAGGTTCTATGGCTTTGACCACTTTGGTAGTATTACTACTGATGAGATATTAAATAGAGTTAGATATATGGTCAAGGCACTAGACTGTAAGTATATTCTTATTGACCATCTATCCATACTTGTTTCAGGTATTGAAGGTGAAGATGAGAGAAGAAACATTGACCAACTTATGACTAAGCTACGTTCACTAGTAGAAGAAACTAGATGTGCAATGCTACTTGTGTCTCACTTGAGGAGAGCAAGTGGTGATAAAGGTCAAGAGCAAGGTAAAGAAATATCTTTATCAATGCTTAGAGGTTCACACTCTATTGCTCAAATATCAGATGCAGTTATTGCACTAGAGAGAGACCAACAAGCAGAAGACCCTACAGTAGCGAATACAACTACTGTGAGAGTACTAAAGAATAGATATGCAGGTGAGACAGGCATAGCCACTTACCTCTTATATGACAAGGATTCAGGTAGACTAAAAGAGATAGAGAATCCACTTGAATCTGATAACCAAACAGATGTAGAGGACTTTTTATGAGAAAATACGTAGTAGATATTGAAACTGATGACATAAATGCAAGTGTCATTCATTGTATTGTTGCCAAAGATATTGACAAAGGAGAAGTCTTATCATGGCATGGAGATACTCTGAAAGACTTTGCTAAGTGGAGTGAGTCTGTAGATATATTTATTATGCATAATGGAATATCCTTTGATGCACCTATACTTAATAAACTGACAGGTAGCAAAATAAAATTATCTCAAGTAAGAGATACACTTATCCTTTCACAACTCTCTGACCCTATGCTAGAAGGTGGTCACTCACTCAAGGCATGGGGAGAGAGATTGGGATTTGGTAAGATGGAATACAATGACTTTTCACATTTCAATGAAGAGATGTTAAAGTATTGTATCAAGGATGTTCAGTTAACGCATAAGTTATACTTACACTTACTTCCTACACTAAAAAAGTATTCAAAGAAATCCATGTTTCTAGAGCATCAGATTAGAGCAATAGTTAATAAGCAAGAAGAGAATGGATTTAAATTAGATGTTGAACAGGCAGACAAGTTATGTTCAAAGCTTGAAGAAGAAGCAGACAAGATAGAAAAAGATTTACAAGAAATATTCCCACCTATCATTACAGAAAGATATTCAGAGAAGACAGGTAAGAGATTAGATGATAGTGTGGAAGAGTTCAATCCTAACTCTAGACAACAAATCTCAAAGAGATTGATAGAGAAAGGTTGGAAACCTGAGAACCTTACACCTACAGGGCATCCTATAGTTGATGAAGGAACATTGAAAAGAATTAAAGATATTCCTGAAGCACTACAGATTGCTCATTATCTTCTATTGCAGAAGAGAGTTTCTCAGATAAAATCTTGGATAGACGTAGTCCAAGATGATGGCAAGGTGCATGGTAGAGTTATGACACTAAAAGCAATTAGTGGAAGAATGGCACACAACTCTCCAAACATGGCTCAAGTTCCTGCTTCCTATTCTCCCTATGGAAAGGAATGTAGGTCAGTTTGGATACCTACCAATAGTAATTATGTATTACTAGGTTGTGACGCATCTAGCCTAGAGCTTCGTTGCCTTGCTCATTACATGGGCGATTCCAAGTTTACAAAGGAAGTAGTTGAAGGTGATATACATACTGCCAATCAGAAGGCTGCAGGTCTAAAGACTAGAGACCAAGCTAAGACTTTTATCTATGCTCTAATCTATGGAGCAGGTCCTGATAAAATAGGTCAGATAGTTGGTGGTGGTAAGACTGAAGGTAAGAAGATTATCAATAAGTTCATGTCCAATATGCCTTCTCTTAAAACCTTGCGTGATAAGGTGGATAGAGTTGCAAAGAAAGGACAGATAAGAGGTATTGATGGTAGACTACTGAAGGTCAGACAATTTCATGCATCAATGAACCTACTCTTACAAGGAGCAGGTGCAATCATTTGTAAGGAATGGCTACGACAAATAACTTTAAAGGTGCAACAGGTTTATGATTATAGACTTGTTGCATCTATACATGACGAATACCAATTTGAAGTTCGTAGAGACCAAGCTGAAAGGTTTGGAGACCTAACTAAACAAGCTATGAAACTTGTAGAGAAAGAACTGGATGTTCAATGTCCATTGGATAGTGAATATAAAATTGGAAAAAATTGGTATGAGACACATTAAGTGTTGACAGACTAATTGTTATGTAGTATAATTCATTATATTTTAATAGCAACTAAGATTGCACTAATTAAGTAAGGAGAAAAAATATGCCAGTATTAAATGGTAAAGCCTATTGGGCATCTATATCTAATCCAAACACTACGTTTGAGCCTGTTTGGACTATTGACTTAGCACTAGATGGTGCTAATAAAAAGAAGGCTATCGACTCAGGTCTTGCAGTTAAGAATAAAGATGATGAGAGAGGAGACTTTGTTACTATCAAAAGGAAGGTAACTTCTAAGAGTGGTAATCAAAATAATCCACCTTCTTTGAAAGACTCTCAGAAGAGAGATATCAAAGGAACATTGATTGGCAATGGTTCTGACGTTAATGTTCTTTATAAAACGTATGAATGGAGCTACGCAGGGAAGTCAGGCATTGGTGCTGACCTTCAGGCAGTCCAAGTTACTAACCTTGTAGAGTATACAGAGGGTGAGGACTTTGATGTTGTACCTAATGGGTATAAGTCAGGTGATAACTTGGATGACGAAATTCCTTTCTAGATTAAGCTAAATGCTGAAGTGGGTTGTGGTTGGTGGGATTTTTATAAGGAATTATTATGAATAAAAAAATAGATACGTTAATAGAAGACATATATAAAACTATTGATGAAGGTTTAGATAAACGTAAAATCAATACAGACTTTTTAGATACGTTTAAAAAGAATATAATGGCTTCTATTGACAAGTTCTTATTTGAGAAGAGAGAAGACTTAACTACGTTAAGACTATCTCAAATAGGAAGACCTGATAGACAGTTATGGTATGATATTAAATCAGATATTAAACCAAAAAAGATTGACGCAAAAACTAGATTAAAGTTTTTATATGGAGAAATCCTAGAGTCTCTTCTTGTGCTTTTATCAGAAGCTTCAGGACATGATGTTTCTGAAATACAAAAGATGGAAGAAGTAGATGGAGTCAAAGGTCATAAAGATTGTAGAATAGATGGTACTCTTGTTGATATAAAGAGTGCATCATCTTATAGCTTTAAAAAGTTTAAGGATGGTTCTCTTGCTACTAATGACCCATTTGGTTATATGTCTCAGATAAGTGCATATGCAGAGAGTGCAGGTGATGACCATGCATCTTTCTTTGCAGTAGATAAATCTACAGGAGAACTTGCACTTATGCCTGTAGAAAGTATTCATATGATAAATGCTACAGACAGAGTAAAGCACTTGAAGGAAGTCTTAAAGTCTTCTTCTGTACCACCTAAGTGTTATCCTGATGAGCCTGATGGTAAGTCAGGAAATAAAAAACTTGCAATAGGTTGTGTGTTCTGTGGATACAGAGACCATTGTTGGTCTGATGCAAATGGTGGTAGAGGATTAAGAAAGTTTAAGTATTCTACAGGTATAAGGTACTTAACTCAAGTACATAAAACACCTGATGTGCAAGAAGTCTAATGCCTAAGTATAAATTTCGTTCCAATTCAGAGTATAATACCTATTGCTTTTTAAAAGAAAATAAGGTATCATTCAAATACGAAAAGCTAACCATAAAATATAAATGGTTGGAATCCAAAAAGTACATACCTGATTTCATTTTAAGTAATGGGGTTATCCTAGAAGTCAAAGGAAGATTCGTACTAGAGGACAGAAAGAAACATTTGTTTGTAAAAAAACAATTTCCTCAGTATGACATTCGCTTTGTATTTGATAATCCCAACAGGAAACTATACAAAAATGGAAAGATGACTTATGCGATATGGTGTGAGAAATATGGTTTTAAATATTGTAAGGCTAGTAGTGGGATACCAGAAGATTGGATAGCAAAATAAAATCAACTGTTAATTTTGTAGTTGAGGAAGATTTCTTTAAAGAAAGAAGCACTCCTGAACAGACAATGTATATGTGTGTCATACTACAAGCTTTACTTGATGCAACAAAACCTACTTATAAAGGTGAACCTGAAGCATCTATACTTGAAAGAGACAGAGCAAAGGCTTGGTTCTTTGCTTCTGTAGGTGTTACCTCAGAGGACTTTAAGATTGTATGTGACTATGCAAATATAGACTACAACTATATGAGAGAGTTCGCATTTAAAGTTTTAAAATCAGGTGAAGTAGAATATACAAGAAAAAGAATCAACGCAGTGTTAGGACATTAAAATGAAAAGCAACTTATTACCAACAGACTACCAAAATTTTATTGCCATCTCTAGATACGCAAGATGGATTGATGAAGAAGAAAGAAGAGAGACTTGGACAGAAACTGTCTCAAGATATTTTGACTATATGGAAAACCTTCATGGAACTATACTAACTAAATCTCTAAGAAATAAATTAGAAGATAAAGTGTTAGGACTAGGTGTTATGCCTAGTATGAGAGCATTAATGACTGCAGGTCCTGCTCTTAAAACTTGTAATGTTACAAGCTACAACTGTAGTTATATACCTGTTGACTCTGTAAGAGCATTTGATGAGTGTATGTATATACTTATGTGTGGCACAGGTGTAGGTTTCTCAGTTGAAAGAAGTAATGTAGACAAACTTCCTATTGTTAATGAACACTTTGAATATAGTGATACTGTTATAAAGGTTGCTGATTCTCGTTCAGGTTGGGCAAAGGCACTAAGAGAAATAATTGCAATGCTATATATAGGACAGATACCTACTCTTGATGTATCAGATGTAAGACCTGCAGGTGCAAAGTTAAAGACTATGGGTGGCAGAGCATCAGGTCCTGCACCTTTTGTAGACTTATTTAATTTTTGTATAAATAGATTTAAAGGTGCTAAAGGCAGAAGACTTTATCCTATTGAGTGTCACGATATAATGTGTAAGATTGGACAAGTAGTAGTTGTAGGTGGTGTAAGACGTTCTGCACTAATATCACTATCCAACCTAAATGATAATCAAATAAGAAAAGCTAAGTCAGGTCTATGGTATGACGAACATGATAAAAATATAATAAGAGAGGGTCAGAGAGCATTAGCTAATAACTCTGTAGCCTATAAGACTAAACCTGACATAGGAACTTTTATGAAAGAATGGTTATCCTTATATGAATCTCATTCAGGTGAGAGAGGTATCTTTAATAGACAGGCAGCCATCAATAAAGTTTTAGAGAATGGTAGACGTAAGGCTTCTGAAAAAGAAAACCCTGAAAAACCTGAAGACTATATACAGTTTGGATGCAATCCATGTAGTGAGATTATACTCAGACCATATCAGTTTTGTAATCTGACTGAAGTGGTGTGTAGACAAACAGATACTGTAGAAACTCTGAAGGAAAAAGTAGAAGTGGCAACCATACTAGGAACACTACAGTCAACTCTAACAGATTTCAAATATCTTAGAAAGATTTGGAAGGATAATACTGAAGAAGAAAGATTACTAGGTGTTTCTCTTACAGGAATACTTGACTGTCCTGTTCTTAATAATACTTACTACGAACTAGAAGATGTGTTACAGAAATTAAAATACACTGCAGTACAGACTAATAAAAAGTATGCTAAATTATTAGGTATACCTCAGTCAACTGCAATTACCTGTGTTAAGCCTAGTGGAACTGTTAGTCAGTTAGTTGATAGTGCATCAGGTATTCATGCAAGACATAGTGAATACTACATAAGAACTGTTAGAGCAGGTAACACAGACCCTCTAACTCATTTCCTAAAGGATGCAGGAATACCTGCAGAACCTGACGCAGGTAAGCCTGATGCTAATACAGTCTTTAGTTTTCCCACTAAGTCTCCTTCAGGTGCAATGACAAGAACTGAAATGACTGCCATACAACAATTAGAGTTTTGGTTATTATATCAAAGACATTGGTGTGAGCATAAACCTTCTGTAACTATATCTGTTAAGAAAGATGAGTGGATGGAAGTAGGTGCATGGGTTTATAAAAACTTTGACGAGGTATCAGGTATTTCTTTTCTTCCTTTTGATGACCACGTATATCCACAAGCTCCTTATCAGGATATAGATAAGAAGCAGTATGAAGAGTTCTGTAAGAAGATGCCTAAGTCTATTGACTGGGCAAAGCTAAAAGAGTATGAGAAGGAAGATACTACTACAGGAAGTAAAGAGTTTGCCTGTACTGCAGACTCCTGTGAGGTTGTAGATATAACATGATGGGAAACGAACTAGATTGGTGGCAATGGTGGTTGCTTATTGCAATCACTATTAATACCATAACAAACTTAATAGTATTTTTTAGAGGAAGAAAGGTATTTAAAAAGAATCATGTCAACACTAATATGTAATTTACCATCAACAAAAGTATGGGTTAGAAAAGAATATCTAAGAGATTTTAAAGATGGACATGGGGAGTTTGTAGAAGGTAACTGGGTAACTGCTAAGTCTATTCCGGGAAGAGCTTTTTATTTTGAAACATACTTACCTAAGTATGGAGCATTGTTTGACAAGCTACCTATCTCTGCTTTCTTATCTAAACCTAAATTACCTGACCCTGATATGCCACTTGATAATTTACAGTTTTGGAATTGTATGGACTATGGTGTGGTAAATATACATAAACAGTTTATCTCCACAATGGACTACGAAATTTTAACACATGATTTTGGAATTGTCAAGGGTTTTTATGTTTGTACTTTAGATAACTACCATTCATCAGTTGATGAGATAGACTACAGTACAAGTGAAGTACCTGAAGAACATAAGTCTTTCAATTTAATTGAACTTGTCAATGGTCAGTATGCTCTATATCCTAATAATAGAATGAGAGTTTATGATAATTCTCTTACACCTGAGAACCCTTTGAAGCCTGACTTTAAAGTTAGTACAGAATTTTATCAGGTAGAAAATGATAAGAACAAAAGACTTGGAGATACTGATGAGTACTTTTATTAAAAAGTTCTTGACATAATTTACAATATATATTATAATTCTTATAGAAAGGAGTGCATCAATGACTGATGATAAAATTAAAAAGCTTGAAGAAGAGATTCAGGCAAAGAAAAAAGAAGTAGAAGAGTTAAAGTATGGTGACCTAAAGGCAGCATGGAAAGAGTTTGAAACTGCTTCTGAAATAGCAACTCAAAAGTATAATAAGTATAAAGAGATTGCTAAAGAAAAGTATGGAGCAAATCACGTAGTTCCAAATCACTTTACTGTATTTGACCAATTCTTTAAGTGGTAAATATGTTCTTAACTAGAAGACCTGTTATATACGTAGGATATGACCCAAAGGAACATATTGCTTTTGAGGTTCTTAAAAGTTCAATAGAACAGTACACTCACAAGTATGATATTATACCTTTGGAACAGTCATCTCTACGTTTATCAGGTCTTTATAAGAGAACTTATTACTTAGATGAAGAGGGTCAGAGAAGAGACTCTTCTGACAAGAGACCTTTTAGTAGTGAGTTTACCTTTACAAGATTCTTAATACCTTTTATTAATCTTCATAAAGGATTGGCACTCTTCATGGACTCTGATATGTTTGTCAGAGCAGATATTACAGAATTGTTTGAAGAGTATGGACAGTTTGATGAGTATGCAGTTTCAGTTGTTAAACATGATTACCAACCTAAAGAAATTTTTAAAATGGATAATCAATTACAGACTAATTACAATAGAAAAAATTGGTCTAGTTTTGTATTATGGAATTGTGAACATTCTGCTAATAAAAGACTTACTATTACAGATGTTAATGAACAATCAGGAAGATGGTTACATAATTTTAGTTGGTTAGAAGATAGTGAAATAGGTTCTATACATCCTAAGTGGAATTTTCTAGATGGGTGGACTGATGAAAATATAAATCCATGTAATGTCCACTTTACTACAGGTGGTCCTTGGTTTGATAATTGGAAACCTAAAAGAATAAAAGATGCCAACTATGCAGGTGAGTGGAATACATTAAAAAAAATCTGTGAATTAAGAATATTACCAAAGGAAAATTAATATGTATACATTTGTAACCTCTTTTAGTGAGGAAGGATATAATACTTATGCAAAAGAAATGCTTGAAAGTGTCGCATCAAAATGGAATCCAAAACATTTTAAACTCTATGCTTACTACCATGACTTTGATATTAAAAAGGTTGACCACCCTGTTTCTTCTAGCATTGTATATATACATCTTAATGATGTAAAAGAAATGCTTGACTATCGTGAAAAAATGAAAAAACATGATGGCACAGAAGGTGGCAAGATGCCTTATAATTGGAGATTAGATGCAATAAAATGGTGTCATAAAGTATATGCACTAACTGATTGTGCATTTAAAATGATGGAAGAAAAAAGAAATCCTGAAGAACCTCATTGGTTGATATGGATTGACGCAGATACTATTGCAACTAAAAGACTTGAAGTTTCTGCAATGGAGAAGTGGTTACCTGAACAAGCAAGTATAGTTCATTTAGGTAGAAAAGATGTTGACTATAGTGAAACAAGTTTTATGGGATTTAATTTACAGTACCATGATGCCTGTTCTATATTAGCAGACCTAAGAGGTTGTTATACGATAGGTGAAACAATATCTTATAGAGAGTGGCATGATGGATTTATATTTGAAAGACTCTTAAATATATACAAGGCACATGGTATGGTAGTTAATAATCTATCAGAAAATGCTAAAGGTTTATCTGCCTTTATGCAGTCACCTCTTTCAGAATACTTTATACACTATAAAGGTAATCTAAAAAATAAAAAAGGTGAACTTGCACAAGATATAAAGCTACCTAGATATAGACAACTAGCAGATATAATAAGACACTATAAACCTAAATCAATAACTGAAGTTGGTACATGGAATGGTGGTCGTGCAATAGAAATGGCACTTGCAGTGTTTGAATATAGAGATAAATTTAGTTACTTTGGTTTTGATTTATTTGAAGAAGCGACTGCAGTTACTGATGATATAGAAATGAATAGTAAACAACATCACACTCTTGAGCTAGTCAAAAATAGATTAGAACAATTTAAAGAAAAAATGAAAGAGAAAGGTAAAGAATTTACATTTAAACTACATAAAGGTGACTCTAAGATTACACTAAAGAAATGTAAGTCAGCTAGTAAAGTTGACCTTGCCTTTATAGATGGTGGT